TTGATCCTTGTGATGGAACTGGTCCTTCCAAGTTTGATATCAATACTTCAAAAACCCAATTAGTTTATATTGATTTCCAGTGGCTGGGAGTTGGTAGAGTTCGCTGTGGATTTGTTCATAACGGTCAGATTGTTTTAGCACATGAATACTACTGCTCCAACGAGTTGGCAGAAGTGTATATGTCAAATCCAAATCTTCCTGTGAGATGTGAGATGCTCAATACAGGAACAACTGCTGGCGGATCTATGGATCAGATTTGCTCTACCGTAATGTCAGAAGGTGGATATGTTGAAAGTGGTATTGACTGGGCGATTACTTCTCCAGCAGTTAGAACTACTAAAACTCCTGGCGGAACAAGATTCCCTCTTTTAGCAATTCGTCTCAAAAACTCATTTAATAACTATCCAAATAGAATTAGTGTGAGACCAAATACACTTGGTATTTTTGCTCAATCTGATGCCTGTTATTATGAATTAATCAAACTATCAAGTGATACTCAACTGACTACTACCTTGAATAGTGGTGTTTTAACATGGGTTGATGCTGATACAAATAGTGGAGTTCAGTATTGTGCTAATGCCGAAGTAATCAATGGCGATGTTGATGTGTTTGCTGCTGGTATTGTAACTGCTGGTTCTTCACCAAACTCACTAACACCAGTAGATTCTGGTAGTTTGACAAAAGCAAAGAAAAATATTATTGTCCAAAATATAGATTCAACAGATTCAGAAGTATTTGTTGTTGCTGTAAAAACCGTTGATACCGCTAATAATGCTGATGCCAACGTTGCTGCTACTATCCAGTGGAGGGAGATTTACTAATGAAAAAAAGAATTCCCACCGAAAAAGAGATCGCACAAAAACACAGCATTTCTCTCGATTATGTTACTCGTCAAGCAGAAATTGGTTCTACTATTGAAAGAGAACATGTAACTACACATGAAGAAGCTTATGGTATTGCGCTTCAACATATCATGGAGTTCCCAGATTACTACAAACATTTACTACCTATGGAAAAGAAACTCAAATCCGAATGGAATAAAAAGAAAACTGTCAAGGAAAATCATATAGCAGTTGCTATGGGTAGAGAAATTGATGATGAAGGTTCGATGGCGAAAAGTCAATTGGAGACAATGGAAAAAGCTTTAAAAATATTAAAGAAAGCTATAAAAAATGATGACATGCAAATGCCAGGCTGGGTCCAGTCTAAAATTACTTTAGCAACAGATTATATTGATACTGTAGCAGATTACATGTCGGGTGTAGATGAAGAGTTTGCAAATTATTATGAGGAGCATTGTGGTTGTGAAGAACCAAAAGAAACTAAAAAAGTTCTTTCCAAAGATTGTGTAAAAACAAAATCTGGAACATATTGTCCTGTTCACGGTATGAAAGAATGTCCTTCATATAAAGAAGACATGAAAGAACGTGCAGATTTTTGGCATCCAGATCCAGAACAAGATAGAAAATTAGGTGGTCCTGGCGCCAACCAACGTGCTCGCGAAGATCGTGAGGCTGCATCTAAACCAAAAGAAGATCCTAAGAAATTACGTCCAGGTGAATCTTATATGGATTATGCCAAACGTCATGGATATAAGTCTCCTACACCTAAGAAAAAAGGTCTACTGGGAAAGTTATTAAATCGTGAACATCTAGAAGTAACTATTGATGAAGCTACTTTAAGTTTTACAATTGATAAAAAGAAAACTACTGGTCTTAGTAGTATGACAAAAGCAGATGCAGAAAGACATTCTCCTGACGCTGCAGCAAGACATAAAAAAGAAAGAGAAAAGGTAGGACTTCCTTCAATTAAAAATGAAGGTGCTGCATGGACTCGTAAAGAAGGTCAAAATAAAAATGGCGGTTTAAATGAAAAAGGACGCAAATCCTATGAACGTGAGAATCCTGGATCAGATCTAAAAGCACCTCAACCAGAAGGAGGATCACGTAGAGATTCCTTTTGTGCAAGAATGAGAGGCATGAAAAACAAACGTACTTCTAAAAAAACAGCAAATGACCCAAATTCTCGCATAAATAAATCATTACGTGCTTGGAACTGCTAATGGCTAAGTCACCAAATAAAGGCAAGAAAGGTTCTTCTGGTGGACAGAAAACCTCAAAACAAAATCAAGGAAATGCTACTGCTAAAAAGGCGAAGAACGGCGGCAAGAAAAAATGATGGAATTTATTGCTTTTATGATAGTGGGTTATTCTGAAATAAGTCCAGGTCAATGTCAAGTTGATTATTTTAGATATAATGAAATCCACTCGCTCGTTATACCATGCCACGAGAATGGAACACTCCTAAAAGAGAGTGTTGGAATGCTCCCATCCATCAAATACTCAAAGCTATAGATAATCATACTCGTCTCTGGATGGAGACTGGAGATTATTGGCATGAAGAACAAGCTAATATCTTAAGAAAATATTTAAGAGAATTAAAAACCTGGATACATAAAGAAGAAGGAAGATAATGTGTCATGAGAAATGATGATGTTTACTTAGGTAATCCGAATTTAAAAAGAGCAAATGTTCCTATAGATTGGGATCAAAAATCTATTGCTGAATTTATAAAATGTCAAGATGATCCTGTATACTTTGCAAAACATTATGTAAAGATTGTTTCTCTAGATGAAGGTTTGATTCCTTTTGATATGTACGATTTTCAAGAGGATTTAATTCGCAACTTTCATACAAATAGATTTAATATTGCTAAACTTCCTCGACAGACTGGTAAGACTACTACAGTAGTATCTTATCTACTTCATTATGCAATTTTTAATCCAAATATCAATATTGCAATTCTTGCAAACAAGTCTTCCATTGCGATGGATATTCTTGGAAGACTTCAGTTAGCATACGAAAATTTACCCAAGTTTTTACAACAAGGAGTTATATCATGGAACAAAGGTTCCATGGTACTAGAAAACGGTTCTAAAATATCTGCGAACTCTACATCAAGTTCTGCTGTCCGAGGAATGTCATTCAACATCATCTTCTTGGATGAATTTGCGTTCATTCCAAATCATATTGCAGAGCAATTCTTTTCTTCTGTATATCCTACTATTTCTTCTGGACAAAAAACCAAAGTTATTATCATTTCAACACCAAATGGAATGAACATGTTCTATAAACTTTGGCATGATGCACAAAGACAGAAGAATGATTATATTCCTTTAGAAGTTCACTGGTCACAAGTTCCTGGTAGAGATGAAAAGTGGAAGGAACAAACTATTGCGAACACTTCTGCAAGACAGTTTACTCAAGAGTTTGAGTGTGAATTTTTAGGATCCGTTGATACTCTAATATCTCCATCAAAGTTGAGAACAATTGCAATTGATGATCCAATTGTTTCTAATGCAGGTCTGGATATTTATGAAAAACCAATCGAGAACCACGAATATCTATTAACAGTTGATGTTGCTAGAGGTGTTAGTAACGATTATTCAGCATTCATCATATACGATATAACTACAGTTCCATATAAAATTGTAGGTAAATATCGAAGCAATGAAATCAAACCAATGTTGTTTCCAAATGTAATTGAAACAACCGCACAAAATTATAATAAAGCATATGTATTAATTGAAGTTAATGATATTGGTGCTCAGGTTGCGGACATTATGCAATTTGATTTGGAATATCCAAATCTTTTAATGTGTGCAATGAAGGGTAGAGCAGGTCAGGTATTAGGAACTGGTTTTTCTCACAAGGCATACTTGGGTGTTAAAACTACAACTGCAGTAAAAAAGACTGGATGCTCAAACTTAAAAACATTAATAGAAGATGATAAACTTATTTTATGCGACTATGAAATTCTTAGTGAATTGACAACGTTTATTCAAAAGAATAAATCTTTTGAAGCAGAAGACGGATGTAATGATGATCTAGTTATGTGCATGGTTATTTTCGCATGGATGATTGCACAACCATATTTTAAAGAAATGACATCAAACGATGTCAGACAAAGAATTTATGAAGAACAAAAAAATGCCATTGAACAAGATATGTCACCTTTTGGTTTTATATTAGATGGACTGAGTGAAGAAGAAACCACATTTGTTGATGATAAAGGTGACAGATGGCATTTAGATGAGTTTGGTGATAGATCTTTTATGTGGGAGTATCACTAATCTCTCGAAATTTTGAAATAAATAAATAGTTTTGAGAAAAAAATCTCATAGAGGTATAAAAAATGTCATTTGCTTCCCCTGGAGTAACTATCAAAGAGGTAGATTTAACTACGTCTTTAAATGTTTCTGACCAAAATATTGGTGTAGTTGCTATTGCTGCTACACAAGGTCCAGTAAACCAATTAACCTATATCACTTCTGAGGCCGAATTGGTCTCTACATTTGGTATTCCTACCAATAATAACTTTGAATCCTGGTTTTCTGCTGCACAATTTATCGCATATGGCGGTGTTGCAGCAGTAATTCGCCCCATGGATTCTACCAACACTGTTGGTCTTAAGAATGCTAATACTGATGGTTCAACAAACGTAGTTATTGAAAATAGTTTAGATTTTATCAATAACGAAATTTCTCCATCATATAAATTTGTTGCAAAAACCCCTGGTTCTTTACAGAATAGTCTTAAAGTTGTAGCTGTTGACCATGGCGCAGATCAAATTTTAACAGTAAGTGGTGCAACTGCAGACAGTACCAAATTGTATGTTGCATCTTCGGTTGGATTTGCTGCAAACGATGTTGTTAAAGTAGACAACGAATATTTCACGGTTTCTGCAACAGCAACTGGTCAATTGACAGTAACTGGTGGTGCATTAGGTACTACAGCAACAACACATGCTTCTGGTGCTACTGTAACCAAGTGGAGTTTTTCTGAAAGTGGTACATCTAGTGCATTAGCTGAACCAAATGCAGCTCCAGAACTTTCTTCTACAGAAACATTTGTTGCAATCACTTCTGTAACTGGTTTTGCTGTAAATGATTATGTAAAAATTAAGAGAGTTCCTACTGGTGGTTCTGCTGGTACTACATTTGAATATGCATTAGTAACAGCAGTAGATACAGAATCGAATATTCTTGAAGTAGTTCGTGGTCAACTAGGTACTACTGCAATTGCTTTCGACGATGACACAAATGGTGGTGAAACTGCGGTAACAGTATCTGTTATCAAAATGACCTTTGCTGCAACCACACCTGTAACAACTCTTTCCGCTGCATATCCATCTTACACTGTAAGTGCTTTTACAGGTTCTGTAGGTGGTGTTGTAAAGGGTGCTGCAGGAAGTGGTAAGAATGCTTGGGTATATAGTGTAGTAAGTAACACTGTTAACGTAGTTCTTGCTGATTCGACCAAGAGATTTGCTGCAGGAGATGCTCTTTACAATGCAGATGGAACTACATTAATTGGTACTGTAATTGCTGTATCTAACTACTACGATACTCTTGAGTATGCTCCTGGTTTACTTTGGAATAGTGTTGCTCCACAACCAGGAACTTCTGGTTATGGATTACAAAGAAATGCAAGTTTCGATGAATTCCACCTTTTAATTCTAGATGAAGATGGTGCTCTAACAGGAGTTCCAAATACAATCGTAGAAAAATTCACATACTTGTCTAAAGCAAGTGATGGTAAATCTACAGATGGAGAAGTTAAATATTGGAAGAAAGTACTAGAGAATAGATCTACATACATCTATGCTGGTACAAACTTTGTAAATACTTCAAAAGTTACTCTAACTCCAATTTCAGGTTCTGGTCAAGCATCAAGATCTGCAGAAGGTACTGTCGTAAACTCACTCTTTGATATTTTCAATTCAAGTGGAAAACCAGTTCTTTCCTTCAGTTTTGCTGATGGTAAAGATTACGAGTGGGCTACACAATCTGCGGCTATTGAAACTGCATTAACAAGTGCTTATGATTTAGTTGGTGATACAGAAACATTCAATGATATTGATTTCTTAATCCCTGGAAATATTTCATTAGTTAGAGCTGTAAAACTAATTGATATTGCAGAATCAAGAAAAGACTGCATGGCGGTAATTTCCGCAAGAAGAAATGATGTAGTAACTGCTCAATCTAGTACTGATAAGACTACAAATATTATTGAGTTCTTCAATCTTCTTGCAAGTTCTTCATACGCAATCTTTGATTCTGGATATAAGTACATCTATGATAAGTATAATGATGTATATCGTTATATTCCATGTGCAGCTGATGTTGCTGGACTATGTGTAGGAACTTCTATTAATTCCGAAACTTGGTTCTCTCCAGCTGGTTATAACAGAGGTAATCTAAGAAATGCTCTAAGACTTGCTTATAATCCTAAGAAGTCCGAGAGAGATAGACTTTATACTTCTCGTATCAACCCAATTGTTTCTTTCCCTGGTCAAGGAATCGTTCTCTTTGGTGATAAAACTGCTCTTGCAACTCCAAGTGCATTTGATAGAATCAATGTTCGTAGACTATTCATTGAACTTGAGAAAGTTATTGGAAGACTTGGTAAGTATCAACTATTTGAAATTAACGACGAAAATACTCGTGGTGGTTTTAAATCAATCGTTGAACCTTATCTTCGTGATGTTCAGGCTAGAAGAGGTATCTATGAGTTCTTAGTTAAGTGTGATGCTTCTAATAATCCACCTGATGCTATTGACAGAAATGAATTCTATGCAGAAATTTATGTTAAGCCTGCAAGAACTATTAACTATGTAACTCTAACCTTTGTTGCTACAAGGACTGGAGTAAGTTTTAGTGAAATTATTGGTTAATTTGTTAAACATATAAATTCAGGAGATTAGATTCTAATGGCAAAGAACATTACCGATTTTAAAACAGCTCTGAAGAGAGGGGGCGCACGCCCTAATCTCTTCAGAGTAGAAATAAACTTTCCTTCCAATTTAGCTCAAGTTGGTGGTGAAACTGTTCAACAAACATCATCATTAAAAAATAATGCATCTTTCTTAGTTAAGGCTGCTCAACTACCTGCATCCAGTATCGGTGTAATTGAAGTTCCTTTTAAAGGAAGAATGCTAAAAGTTGCTGGTGATAGAACGTTTGAACCATGGACTGTTACTGTAATCAATGATGGAGAATTTTCTCTTCGTCAAGCATTTGAAACATGGTCTAGAAGTATCAACGCATTAACAGAGAACGTTGCTTCTCTAGGTTATGGGGCTGCAAGTAGTGGTGCAAACACCGCTTCTGCTGGTTCTGCTTCTCAGTCTACTGGACTATCATATTGTCAAGATATGTTTGTTTATCAGTTAGATAGAGATGGTATTGCAGCAAGTCGTGGTCCTGATACAGGCGGTGCTGTAGCTGCAGGTACTGATAACGAGAGAGTTGTACGTGCTTATAGATTCTATGATGCATGGCCTGCTTCAATTTCTGCTATTGATCTTGGTTACGAATCGAATAACCAAGTAGAAGAATTCACAGTTGAATTCCAATATCAGTACTATGAAGTAAGTAATGGTTCTAGCAACCAAGTTACGACTGGGACAGGTTCATAAATAGAACATAGAATACTCGATTAATATAGTATGGCATCAGATAAACTTTTTGGTTTTTCACTTGAAGATAGGAAAAATAAGAAGCTGGGGAAAACTTATTCTCCAGCTCCTCCTACCGATGAAGATGGGGTGTCCACGATATCCGTTGGAGGATATTATGGACACTATCTTGACATAGAAGGTGCAGCAAAAAATGAATTCGATCTTGTAAAAAAGTATCGTGAAGTATCTTTGCACCCCGAAGTTGATTCTGCAATTGACGAAATTGTAAATGAAGTTATTGCTAGTGATTTAGATTACTCACCTGTAGATATTGAATTATCTAATCTTCAAGTTAGTGATAAAATTAAAAAATCAATTAGAACAGAATTTAAATATATTTTAAGACTTTTAAATTTTGATAAAAATTGCCATACTATTTTTAGAAGATGGTATGTAGACGGCAAAATCTTTTATCATAAAATTATTGATTTTGATAATCCAAAAGAAGGCATCAAAGAGTTACGTTTTATTGATCCTCTCAAGATTAAAAAAGTCAGGGAAAAATTAAGAAAGCAAGAAGAAATAGCTGTATTTGGCGATCGTGATATCAACAAATATAACTATGGAAACTTTGTAGAGTATTTTATTTACTCTGATAAAGGATACCAAGGTTTTGGTGGACAAGGTATTAAAATTGCATCGGATGCAGTTACCTTCGTTCCATCTGGACTGATGGATTATAACAGAAATTTAGTCCTAAGTTACCTTCATAAGGCAATTAAGGCAGTCAATCAACTTCGTATGATTGAAGATAGTCTTGTAATTTACAGATTATCAAGAGCACCAGAAAGAAGAATTTTTTATATTGATGTAGGTAATCTCCCTAAGATTAAAGCGGAACAATATCTCAGAGAGGTAATGTCTCGTTATAGAAACAAACTTGTATATGATTCAGCAACTGGTGAAGTTCGTGATGATAGAAAGCATATGTCTATGCTTGAAGACTTCTGGTTACCTCGTAGAGAAGGTGGTAGAGGTACAGAAATCACAACTCTTCCTGGTGGACAGAATCTCGGAGAATTAGCAGACGTTCAGTATTTTAAACAGAAACTATATTCATCTCTTAATCTTCCTATCTCTAGATTAGAGTCTGGAAATGCTTTTAGTTTAGGAAGAAGTTCCGAGATTACTAGGGATGAATTAAAATTTAATAAATTTGTAGGAAGACTTCGTAAAAGATTTAGTGAAGTATTTCATGATATTTTAAAAACTCAATTGATGCTAAAAGGTATTATTACCGCAGAAGATTGGGAGGAAATGAAGGAAGATATACAATATGATTATATCTTTGATAATCATTTTTCTGAGTTAAAAGAAACTGAACTTTTAACTGAAAGAATGAATATCATTAATATGATTGAACCATATATCGGAAAATATTTCTCTATTGAATATGCAAGAAGACAAGTTCTAAAACAAACGGATTCTGAAATGGAAGAGATTGATCTTCAAATTGAAAGTGAAAAAGAACTTGGATTAATTGTAGATCCAAATGCAATGATGGATCAACAAATGCAAATGGGAGGTGATATGGGTTCTGGTGAACAACCACCACCTGATCAAGGTCAGGAACCTCAAAATGATGTTAATACACAATTTGCAAATACCATGAAATCAGGTGAATATAACAAAGGTAACTTTTAATACTTTTAATAAATAATCTAATAGAGGTAAATTATGAGTCTAAGTCAAGACATTTTAAAATCATTTTCCGATAATGATACTGTCGGTACAATTGAACACATAAATAATGCTTTGTATGCCAGGGCTAATAATTATATTAACTCTCGTAAACAAGTTGTTGCTAAATCCATTTTTGATAATGATTCCACTGATGAAGATTATACAGAATAATTAGGTAACAAACGATGAAACTAATCACCGAAACCGTAGAAGACATTCAGATTCTCACTGAGGAAAAGAACGGAACAAAGAGCACATATATAAGTGGTATTTTTCTTCAATCTGAAATTGCTAATAGAAACAATCGTTTCTATCCATTTCCAGTTCTAGAAAAAGAAGTTTCAAAATATAATGAAAAATATGTTTCAACTGGAAGGGCTCTCGGTGAGTTAGGTCATCCTGATGGCCCTTCAATTAATCTTGATAGAGTTTCTCATAAAATTGTTGAACTTTATGCAGATGGCAAAAATTTCATTGGAAAAGCAAAAATTCTTGATACTCCAATGGGACAAATTGCAAGAAATCTTTTGGATGGTGGTGTAACTCTTGGAGTTTCTTCAAGAGGTATGGGATCCATCGAAGAGAAAAATGGAATTAATTATGTTCGTGATGATTTTATGCTTGCAACTGCAGCTGATATCGTCGCAGATCCTTCCGCACCAGATGCGTTCGTACAAGGAATTATGGAAGGAAAAGAATGGGTCTGGGAAAACGGACTATTAAAGGAAAAAAGAATTGATGGGTATAAAAAATATATTCACTCTTCTCCTTCCAAAGAATTACAAGAAAGAAAACTCCGTGTATTCGGGGATTTCCTTTCTAATTTGTAATTTTAATAAATACTATTAGAAAAAACATAAACTATAGGGAGTTTTTTTCAATGTCTAAATCTATAGTTGACAGAGACTTTGAACACGAAGTAACTATGTCAGAAGGAAGCAATGCAGTGACAGCACACGCTAAGCCTGCAGAACCAATGCATAAGATCGATAACACTGTTCCTGGTCAAAGCGGTAGCGCTGAAGATCTTGGTGGTCCAGTAGTTAAACCAATGGATACTGATAGTATCGGTAAAAAAGTTGCCGCTAGAATGAGTCACGAAGGTAGTAAGTCTTTAAAGACCAAACCATCTGCTGCTTCTGGTGATACTCAAACCACTATCAAACAGAAACCAACTTTTGAAGAAACCGAAGAGTCGGAAGAAGTAATTTCGGAAGCTGAATATTCTGATAAAGAAGAAAAAGATTCTGAAAAGAAAGATTCTGAAAAAGAAGGTAAAGAGAAAGAAGAAAAGGGTGAGAAAGAAGAAAAGGGTGAAAAAGAAGAGAAGATGAAGAAGGAAGACATTGAAATCGATGTCGATGAAGATGTTAAGGCTCTTCTAGAAGGTGAAGAGTTTTCACCTGAGTTTGAAGCAAAAGCAAAACTAATCTTTGAATCTGCTGTAAGAAATAAAGTTGCTGAAGTATTGGAAAATATTGAAGCACATTATCAAGCAAGATTAGAAGAAGAAGTAGTTGCTGTTGCAGAACTTCTAGAAGAAAAACTTGACGCACAGCTAGATTATGCTACTTCTAAGTGGATTGAAGAGAACAAACTCGCTATTGATTATGGAGTCAGAAATGAATTAACTGAAGAGTTCATGCGTGGTCTAAAAGACGTATTCGTAGAACACTATATTGATATTCCAGAGGACAAGGTTGATGTACTAACCGATATGTCCAATGCATTAGATGATATGGAAGGTAAACTCAACGAAGCTTACGAAGTTAATATTAATCTTAACAAGAAACTAAACTCTTATATCAAGAATGGAATTTTTAGTGAAGTTTCTGAGGGTCTTGCAGACACTCAAAAAGAAAAATTAGCTTCCTTGGCAGAATCTGTTGAGTTTGAGAGTGAGGAAAATTACAAGCATAAGCTTGAAACGCTAAAAGAATCATACTTCCCTAGAACTCATACACAGTCAATTGAAGATTTAGTTGAGTCTAATAAGTCGTATGACAATCTTGAAGGACCAATGGCGGCATATGCAGCTGCAATTGCAAGATGGTCTAAATAACTACATTATTTTATAAATAATTAACAGATTCCGAAAACAAAACAAGGAGCTATTCTAAAATGCTTAACGCACAACATTTAGTAGAAAAGTGGAGTCCTATCCTAGAGCATAGTGATCTCCCTTCTATTCAAGACAACTACAAGAAGGCTGTAACTGCACAACTTCTTGAGAACCAAGAGGCATTCCTACGTCAAGAGCGTGGTATGCTAACAGAAGCACCTATCACCAACTCTGCTGGTACAGGTGGTTTCACTTCCGCTGGTGCTTCCCCACCAGTTGCTGGTTTCGATCCCGTTCTAATTTCACTCATTCGTCGTTCTATGCCAAAACTAATGGCATATGACATTTGTGGCGTTCAGCCAATGAGTGGTCCTTCTGGTCTAATCTTTGCAATGCGTTCGCACTTCGGTACGGATCGTGACGGTAATGGTGCTTCACCTAACGTATACGATAACGAGACCTTCTACAACGAAGTTGCAACTGGTCGTTCCGCTGGTGGTGGTGCTTACAGTGCTGCTGCAGGTGAGACCAAGACAAACCCAGGTCTACTCAACCCAACCACCCCAACCGCTGGTGGACAAGGTGCTACCAACTCTGATAACTACAGTGCAGTTGGTGGTATGAACACTGGTACTGCTGAATCTCTCGGTGGTGATAGTGGTGCTTTCCGCGAAATGTCTTTCTCGATTGAGAAAGTAACTGTTTCCGCAAAGTCACGTGCTCTCAAGGCTGAGTACACCCTAGAACTCGCACAAGACCTCAAGGCTATTCATGGTCTTGATGCTGAGACTGAACTTGCTAACATTCTTTCGACTGAAGTTCTTGCTGAAATCAACCGTGAGGTTGTTCGTACCATCTATCTAAATGCACGTCCTGGCGCACAGAACAACGTTGCATCTGCTGGTACATTCGATCTAGACGTTGATTCTAATGGTCGTTGGTCTGTTGAGAAGTTCAAGGGTCTACTCTTCCAAATCGAAAGAGATTGCAACGCTATCGGTCAGTTAACTCGTAGAGGAAAGGGTAACTTCATCATCTGCTCTGCTGATGTTGCTTCTGCCCTTGCAATGGCTGGTGTACTCGATTACAACTCGCCATTTAACTCCAAGGCATCTGATCTACCCGACGATACCGCTTCTACTCTTGCTGGTACAATCAACGGTCGTATTAAGGTATATGTAGATCCATATTCTGCAAATATCTCTGATACCCACTTCTATGTTGCTGGTTATAAGGGTTCTTCCCCATATGATGCAGGTCTATTCTACTGCCCATATGTTCCTCTCCAAATGGTTCGTTCCATCGGTCAGGATACATTCCAGCCTAAGATTGGATTCAAGACTCGTTACGGCATGGTTGCTAACCCATTTGCTGAGGGTCTTGTTCAAGGTCAGGGTGCTCTTAACAACAACTCTAACGTATACTACAGAAGAGTTAAGGTTGCAAACATCTTCTGATCTAAATCAGAAAGTTTTTGGGGAGTCTTCGGACTCCCTTTTTTTGTAACTAAATATTTAAAAAGGTATAACAATGTCTGCATCCTGGGTAAATAGACAACCAGAAAATAGAAATTTTTTATCTGGTGTTCAATTTAAATTACAAATTACAAAATGTCCAAATGTAGAATTCTTTTGTCAAGCAGCAAATGTTCCTGGTATTAGTTTATTAACTGCGGAACAACCTACTAGATACAATGCAATTCCACTTCCAGGTGATGAAGTAATCTACAACGATTTAAATGTTCGTTTTTTGGTGGATGAAGATTTAAAAAATTATGCAGAGGTTCATAGATGGATTAGAGAACTTGGTCATCCATATAATTTAACAGAGTTGTATGACGGTCAATTAAATACAAATAAATCTGTTTTATTTTATGAAGGATATGCAAGGGAAGGATCTATCTATAGTGAAGCAATTCTTCACATAATGAACTCTAATTTTATGCCTAAATATAAAGTGATATTTAAAGATTTATTTCCTGTGTCTGTAGGAGATCTACTGTTTGATTCTTCATATACAGATCCTAATTATTTTGCTATAGACGCATCCTTTAAATACACAATTTACGATATTCTTGATGCAAATGATGATCCAGTATGATTATTACTCTTGATAAAATTAAAGAAATGTGGCAAGAAGATTCACAGATGGACGAGGATCTTCTAGATAATGAATCTTTAAAAATACCACAATTACATTCTAAGTATTTGAATTTATTATCCGATGCAAAATTAACAAAAACTAGATACGAATTTGAATACAAAAATTTGTATAAGGAAAAATGGGAATATTATTCAGGAAAATCTGATGAGGAAGTATATAAAGAAAATCCGTTTAATTTAAAAATATTAAAACAGGATATTGCTATCTACATCGATTCCGACAAAGACGTTCAATCACTACAAGGAAAAATAACTTACTACAAAGAAATTATTTTTTTCTTGGAAAAAATATTGGACAACATCAATACAAGAGGATTTCAAATTAAAAATTGTATTGATTGGAGAAAGTTTATGAATGGAGTTATTTAATGTTTGATGTAACCATTGTAAAGAAGAACGAAACATATCTGACTGTAACTTGCGAACCACACATCAAAAAAGAATTATCAGAATATTTTACGTTTGAAGTTCCAAATTTTAAATTCATGCCACAATACAAGTCTCGTATGTGGGATGGAAAAATCCGTTTGTTCAGTCCTGGTACTGGAGAACTTTACGTCGGATTATTTGAATATTTGGTACAATGGTTAGGAGAAAGAGGATATACACATCAAGTATTAGATAACAAATATTACGGATATCCAGGAGAAACAGATCATGATGTTTCTCCACAAGGTATTGTTGATTTTGTAAAGAGTTTGCAAATACCTTTTGCAGTCAGAGATTATCAATACAAAGCAATTTACGAATCAATTAAAAATATAAGAAAGTTGTTAGTGTCTCCAACAGCTTCTGGAAAATCATTAATGATTTATTCATTAATAAGGTATTATTCTGCAAAAGATTTAAGAACATTAATTATTGTTCCTACTACATCTTTGGTTGAACAGATGGTAGGAGACTTTTCCAAATATGGTTGGGATGGAGATTTTTATTGTCATAAAATTTATTCGGGACAAGAAAAATCTTCTAATAAAGATGTGACTGTTACTACTTGGCAATCAATTTATAAAATGCCAAAAAAGTGGTTTGAACAATATGATGTTGTAATTGGAGATGAAGCTCATTTATTTAAAGCAAAATCTCTTACAGGTATCATGGATAAGATGCACAACTGTAAGTATAGAATTGGTTTTACTGGAACACTTGACGGAAGTAACACAAATAAGTTGGTACTAGAAGGATTGTTTGGTCCTGTAAAACAAGTAACAGAAACTAAGAAACTTATAGATGAAGGGCATTTATCAAATTTAAAAATTAAAATTTTATTATTAAAACATAAAGACATTACATTTGATTCTTACCAAGAAGAAATTGATTATATTTGTTCTTGTGATCAAAGAAATAAATTTATTCGTAACTTATGTCGAGACATGCAAGGAAACACCCTTGTACTCTTCTCTTATGTCGAGAAACATGGTGAAATACTTTACGATCTTATAAATAATTACGTCTCAAAAGACAGAAAAGTATTCTTCGTTTATGGTGGTACAGATACCACAGAAAGAGAAGAAATTAGACACATTACTGAGGACGAAGATAATGCTATCATCATTGCTTCTTACGGCACTTTTTCTACTGGTATTAACATTAGAAATTTACATAACGTTATCTTTGCTTCCCCTAGTAAATCAAGAATTAGAAACCTCCAAAGTATTGGTAGAGTCCTCAGAAAAGGAGATAAAAAAGAATCAGCACAACTATATGACATAGCTGATGATTTTTCAAAGAATGGAAGAAAAAATTATACTTTAAATCATTTAATAGAAAGAATAAAAATTTATTCACAAGAAAATTTTGATTATGAAATTATTCCAGTAAATATTAAAGGAAGTAATTAATGAAACATGAACAATTTTTTGGTATTTTAAAATTAATTACAGGGGAACAGATTATTTCTAAAATTGTTCCCTACCCCGAAGAAGAGGGATTTCTGTTAGAATATCCTTTTGAAATTGATAGCGAAGTAATTGAGACACCTTACGGAATGGCATGTAAGGTAGATCTAACACCTTGGTTTAAATTCAGTAAAGATTCAATATTTTTTATTGATAAACAAAAAGTCATGAGTATAGGAGAACCAGAAGATAAAATGGCTCAACTATATCATGTGACAGTAAGAAAGATAGCTAATCAATTAGATTCAAACCAGTTGTCCCTTGATAAAGAAATGGGATTTAAAAATAAGATTGAAGAAGCTAGATCAGTACTAGAGGATCTCTTCAAACTTAATATAGAATCTAAAGATAATAGCTGATAACTAATCTTGAAACTCTGGCATAGTTATTGTACATACTTTTTTAGCACTTGTCAAGGGCCGTTGTCATTGTGTAAATAGTGTGTTAAAATATACGCATATATTATTCGTACTTATATGGCCGCTAAGAAAGAACATTACGTTAATAATAGAGAGTTTCTTGAAGCTCTAATTTTATATAAGAAAGATGTTCTTAATGCCAAGGAAGAAGGTCTAGAGAGACCTAGAGTTCCGAATTATATAGGATCTTGCTTTCTAAAGATTGCAACACATTTATCCTATAAACCAAATTTTGTCAACTATATGTTTAAGGATGACATGATTTGTGACGGCATTGAGAATTGCTTACAATACATAGATAATTTTGATCCAGCAAAATCAAGTAATCCATTTGCTTATTTTACTCAAATTATCTATTACGCTTTTTTGAGACGTATTCAAAAAGAGAAGAAACAACTAGAGATTAAAGCTAGACTTTTAGAAAAGTCTGGATTTGATGAAGTTTTTACTGCAGATTCCAGTCTTATGGGATATGATAGTTCTTTAATGAATACAATTAAGGAACAGTTAGAATCTAAATCGAGGAAGTGAGATTATGATTGGATTGATTACAGATCAACATCTTGATGCTAGAAAAGGATCCCAGATTTTCTGGGATTATTTTATGCGTTTTTATAATGATGTATTTTTTCCTACATTACAAAAACACAAAGTAAAGACAATTATTGATTTGGGGGATACCTTTGACAATCGTAAAGGTATTGATTTTTCTGCGTTAAACAGAATTAAAAGAGAGTATTATGATACTTTAGAAGCGATGGGTATCACTGTTCATATGATTGTAGGTAATCATACTTCATATTATAAGAACACAAATAAAATCAATACTCCAGATTTGCTCCTTGATAGTTATAATAATATTATGACTTATAGTGAAATAGAAGATATCATGGTAGAAGGAACTAAAATAACTTTAATTCCATGGATTAACTCTGATAATTATAATCAAGTGATGAAACATATTTCAGATACTAGTTCTAAAATTGCAATGGGACATTTAGAACTAAATGGATTTGTTGCACATCAGGGACATGTATTTGAAGGTGGTATGAATCCAGACATGTTCTCAAAATTTGATCATGTTTATTCTGGACATTTCCATCACAAGTCTAGTAAAGATAATATTTCATACCTAGGTAATCCATATCAAATATATTGGAATGATTATGGTGATACCAGAGGATTTCATTTATTTGATCCTACAAAAAATAAAGTAAAGTTTTTTGAAAATCCTCATCAAATTTTTAAAAAAATATTTTATAATGATTCAAACGTAAATTATCTAGAATTAGATCTAACTGAATATAAAGATACTTATATCAAAATTGTAGTTGAACAAAAAAAAGATTACTATAATTTTGATAAATTTATAGAGTCTCTTTATGAAATTGGAGTACACGAAATCAAAATAATTGAAGATACAAACTTTAATTATGAAACAGATGATGTAGAAACAAATGTAGAAGTAGTTGATACTTTAACAACTCTCCATAACTACATAGAAGATATGAATACCAATTTCGATAAGAGTGAATTAAAAAGTCTTATGAAATCTATCTATGTAGAAGCATGCGAGATTCAGTAATGTATGTCATAACTGTTGCTGGAAAAAAAGAAGAGGGTGCATACTCTATCGAACTTTCCGATGGTTCTAAGGTTCTCCAAATATTTCAAGAAAAAGACGATGCAGAAAGATATGCAGGTCTTTTAGAAGCAGAAGGATTACCTAGTCTAGAAGTAACAGAAATACCACATCGACAAGCCATTGATGCTTGTGAAAGTTTCGGGTATAATTATGTGATTATTACCCCAGACGATTTTGTAATACCGCCAACTATGAGTCATGATTTTATTTAAGAAAATTAGTTATAAAAATTTTCTCGCAACTGGAAACACACCAATTGAAGTTAATTTAGATACCCACAAGAGTACCCTTATTGTGGGTACAAATGGCGCTGGAAAAAGTACTATTATAGAAGCTATTATTTTTGCGTTGTTTAATAAGTCTTTCAGAAAGGTAAATAAAAATCAACTCATCAATTCCATCAATGGTTCTGATTGTCTTGTAGAAATAGAATTTCAAATTGGTAATACCACATGGAAAGTAGTTCGTGGTATGAAACCAAATATTTTTGAAATTTATAGAAACAATAATCTTTTAGATCAATCTTCAGCTTCTGCTGATCAGCAGAAGTGGTTAGAACAGCATGTCTTAAAATTGAACTACAAATCTTTTACTCAAATTGTTATCTTGGGTTCAAGTACTTTTGTTCCATTTATGCAACTTCCTGCTGCTCATCGTAGAGAAGTGATTGAAGATCTTCTAGATATTAAAATTTTCTCTACAATGCACGTTATTGTTAGAGATCGTATGAAAACCACTGCAGATGAAATAAAAAATTTAGACAGGGACATTGATCTAATTAAAGAGAAGGTAGATATTCAGAAAAAATTTATTGATAATCTCAAAAAACATAGTGACAAAACTATAGATCAAAAGAAAAATAAAATAGAAGAATTAAGTGCAGAAGTTGAACTTAATCAAGACATGATTAATTTGTATAATTTTAAAATTAATGAACTGCAAGAACAGTATACCAAACTTCAAAATATTGATAAAAAAATTAAAGAGTTAGAAACTTTTAAAATTAAGTTTGGTAGTAAGAAGAAAGATCATACAAATTATAAAAAGTTTTTTGAAGAAAATGATGTTTGTCCACAATGTAATCAGGAGATTACGGGTGATATTAAACATCATCATATTCAAGAAAACACCAATCAAATTTTAAAACTAGAAGATGCACTTTTAAAATTAGAATCTGAGATTGAACAAACAAATTTAAAATTAGAAGAAAAAAATTCTATCTTAAGTGAAATACAAAAATATAATAATGAAATTAGTTCTGCAATAAACAGTAATCGTCAAGTTACAAGAATTATTGATGAGATACGGAAAGAAATTTCTGATATTGAAAACAATAATAACAATATGACTGATGAAAAAAATAAATTAAATGAATATGTTTCTGACGGTGTTTCTCTTTCAAAACGTCTTTCTGATTTAAAAACTAAGAAAACAAATTATGATGTATTAAATAATCTTCTCAAAGATGGAGGAATCAAATCTCAAATCATTAAAAAATATCTACCTGTAATGAATCAATTGATTAATAAATATTTGCAATCAATGGATTTTTATGTGAACTTTACACTTGATGAAAACTTTGACGAAACCATCAAGTCTAGATATCGTGATGATTTTACTTACGCTTCTTTTTCAGAAGGTGAGAAAATGAGAATAGATTTATCTCTAATGTTTACTTGGAGATCTGTCGCTAAACTTAAAAATTCTGCTAATACAAATCTTCTTATTTTAGATGAAGTATTTGACAGTTCACTAGACGTTGCTGGTACTGATGATTTCATGAGAATTATTAAAGGTCTTGACGAAGGGACCAATGTTATGGTAATATCTCATAAAGGAGATTCTATCTTAGATAAATTTGATAGAATTTTGAAGTTCGATAAGTATAAAAATTTCAGTACTGTCGAAGAAAAATTTTGAAGCCACTTGACATGGGTGCCATATGGTCCTACTATAGGTTCATCAACCAACGGAGGAACCCGTGTCCCTAAACATCGAAGTCAAAGGAAATCTTGCTCGTCTTCTTGCTACGGAAAACCTCGTAGTAGAACACCGCAGTGTTGAGACAGCATCGTTCGATATCAAGAATCGTATTCTTACACTGCCTGTTTGGGACACTGCTTCTGGTGAAGTTTATGATATGCTTGTGGGTCATGAAGTTGGACATGCATTGTTTACTCCTATTGACTATTCAAAACCACAAGGTATTCCTCAATCGTATCTCAATGTAATTGAAGATGCACGGATTGAAAAAATGATGAAGAAAAAATTTCCTGGTCTTGCTCGTAATTTTTATACTGCATATGTAGAACTGTACAAAAAAGATTTTTTCAAGACTGGAAATAGGGAATTCAATACTTATACTTTGATTGACCGTATCAATCTTTATTTTAAAGTTGGTATTCATGCAAATGCACTAATTCCTTTCAATGAAAAGGAAAAACAACTTGTCGAACTTGTAGAAAAGTCTGAGACATTTGAAGATGTAGTTGATGTAGCTCGTAAAATTCTTGATTATACCAAGGAACACGAACTCGATAAATTTGAAGATCCTCAAGTCTCGGATCAAAAATCCGATTCTTCTGGATCTTCCTATCAAGATAATCAACCACAATCTTCGGAATCTCAACCTGATTTTTCTGGTGAATCTCAACCACAATCTTCGGAATCTCAACCTGATTTTTCTGGTGAATCTGAAAGTCAACCCAACAATCCAGACAATTCTTCTCCTGAAGAATTTGAAACTGGTGATAATAAATCTGCTGGTACTTTTGGTGATAATTGTCCTCAACCAGATGTAAATATTGAATCTGAAACTGATCAAGCTTTTAATCAATCTCAGAAACAATTTATTACTAAAACCACCCGTGATCCATTGTATTTGGAAATTCCCAAACTTAATCTAGATAATATTATTATTCCTGTTGAAAAAATTACTGAACAATTGAATACATGTTGGCAACCACAGTCCGCAAAGTCACTAGAACAGGTTGATAAAAAATATATCAGTTTTAGAAAAAATTCTCAACGAGAAGTCAATTATCTTGTAAAAGAATTTGAAATGCGTAAATCTGCAGATCAATATGCTCGTGCAAGTGTTGCTAAAACTGGTGTTCTGGATACTTCCAAACTGACCACTTACAAATGGAATGAAGATCTTTTCAAAAAAATTACTGTCACTCCTGATGGTAAAAATCACGGATTGATGTTTATTCTTGATTGGTCTGGTTCTATGGGTAATATCCTTATGGACACTGTACAACAATTGATGAATCTTCTTTGGTTCTGTCGTAAAGTTCAAGTACCTTTTGACGTTTATTGTTTTACTAACGATTATTCTTATTACAATAATTTCGATTTTGATACTCAAACTCGTATTCGTCCATCAGAACATCAAGAGTTTCAACCAAATCAAATTCACGTATCTAGTAACTTCAATCTTTTGAATGTGATTAGTTCTACTTCAAAGGTAGATATTGAAACTCAATTTCGTAATCTGTGGAGACTCGCATCTTCTATGCGTGGAAGTTGTTTGTGTTCTCCTAATGGTTATTATCTATCTGGTACACCTCTGAATGAATCTATTGTTACTTTGCATGAATTGATTCCTCAATTTAAAAATAAAACTAAGTGTCAAAAAACTAATGTTATTATTTTGACTGATGGTGAGGCACAATCTATTGGTAGGACTGCAGATTCTGTGAGTCATAAATCTAGTTACGGTAGGATTAATTCATATTCGCTTACTGATAACTGTGTTCTTCGGGATCGTAAGACTGGTCGTGTTTATCCTTTCTTTGGTATGTATGGTTGTTGTACAAAAACTACTAAAATTTTCTTGGATTCTGTTTCTGATAGATTCCCCGATGTTAATTTGATTGGTATTCGACTTGCATCCAGTCGTGATATGTATTCTATCTACAGTGATAATAAAGAATATATTGAAGATGATTATGAAGTTTATCAAAAACAATGGAAAAAAGAAAAATCTGTTGAATTTAAAAATTGTGGTTACAAATCTCTCTATGTGATGCACTCAAATAGTCTTTCTAGTAATTATGATTTTTCTACAACTGTAGTAGAAACTTCCAAGTTGAAAGATGCTTTTGTTAAATCTCAAAAGTCTAAGAGTATTAACAAAAAGGTTCTTTCTTCTTTTGCTAGTCTGATCTCATAAAATTTGCTAATGGGTTGGAGGATTGACCTGTCCCCCAATCCCATCTATAATTACAAGGTAACAAACGACCCATCGCTTTTTGATAATGGCAAAACAACTTGAAATCTCTGACCTCATCACTCGTTTCGGTCAAACTATTGTTGCTTCAGACCTGCGTGCTTATTCCGATGAAGTTGGTATTTCTTACCAAACTCTGACCAAAAAACTTGATCGATTCAAGAGTGGTCGTGGTGTTTGGAATCTTACTGTTGCAGAAAAACTTGAAGAGGTTTATCACGCACCTGCTGTAGAACCCGCTTTCAATCCTGTAAACTTCGTTCCTGAAAAAGATGCTTCCTTCGTCAGCTTTGGTAACTTTAGTGATCTTAAAAAGGTTATTTCTTCTCGTCAGTTTTACCCTGTGTTCATCACTGGTCTTTCTGGTAACGGAAAAACTTTCGGTGTTGAACAAGCTTGTGCTCAACTGAAACGTGAACTCATTCGTGTTAACATCACGATTGAGACTGATGAAGACGATTTGATCGGCGGTTTCCGTCTTGTGAATGGTGATACC